CGATCAACTTGCGAAGTTGGGTATCAGCGTTATGCCAAAGATTGCAAGTGTGATGTTGATCACCGCCAAGGCTGTGGTCAAATCCAACGAGGAAACAGAATTGATGATGGGCAAAGAAACATGCATTGAACTTCAAATCACTGACATGGAAATCAGCAAAGTAGAACAGAACAACAACTTTTCATCCGTTTTATACGGCCCACAATAAGGAAACACAATGGCAATACCAACATCATTATCACTTGCAAGCACACCTAATTCGTACGACTACGCAGCCGCAATTGTTGTGGCTACTCCGTTCCCACTTTGTCGCGCAATCTATGTTGGAACTGGTGGAACAAGCATGACTGTGACTATGTCAAATGCAGATTCAGTTGTATTTTCAAATCCTGCAAGCGGAACAATTGTTCCAATTCGTTGCACAAATGTAAGCGCAGTTGCTGGCGCTGTCGCAAATCTTGTCGCTATTTATTAAATCTAACAAAGGAACAATTCAATGGCACTTACACAAAAATTTGGCGGTTCACCACTTCTGTACGATGACACAACAGGAAACATCGTTGGCGTAAAGAACCCAAACGGAACAGATTCTCGTTTTATTTTCAAAGAATATCAGTCCACAACGGCTGTAACTTTGGTTGAAGCGGCATCCACATTTACCACATTGACAATGAGCCAAGGCGCAACTGCTGCCAAGGTTCGTCTTACCAGCGCTGGCGCGCACGGATTGACGACTGCGGTCGCAACAAACAAGAATGTCTATGTGTCGTGGGCTAGTGGTATTGGAGTCAACGGTCTATACAACTGCACAGTCGCATCAACGGATACCACTGGTTTGTACATTGATATTGACTATGCATACTTGTCTGCAACCGTGACAATTTCAATTGCCACGCCTGGCGTAATCACATGGACAGGACACGGCCGTGTTGCCAACGACACTATTCGTATTACCACCACTGGCGCCCTTCCAACAGGATTAAGTGCAAGCACAACCTACTATGTCAAGACTGTTCTTGATGCCAACACATTCACCGTGTCTGCATCATCTAGTGGAACTGTGATTGATACAACTGGTACGCAAAGCGGTGTTCACACGGCATTTGTGTATTACGGTGTTCCAACCGTAGCCGTTGCCACAACCACCGTGACTCTTGCGTCATTTTCAATTGCTGGTCGCGAGATTTCTTACACAGGCGCCCTTGAAATGTTTTCGTTGTTCTCTTTTACAGCAAGCGCCAATGCCAAGACAATTACCATGACTTACGGTGGTCAGACATTCCACAACAGTGGAGCCGTTGGTTCAAGTTACGGAAGTTTGTATCTCAACAAGATCGCATATGCACGAACGCCAGGGACATTGATATCCACGGCGGCAGCATCTGCTGGTCATGGATATTCAACTGGAGCGCTTGCGACATTGACAGTTGACTACTCGGTGTCTCAAACATTTGCCATCACCGCTATGGCTGCGGTGGCGAATGAAGTAATCACATTGGAGTCATATGACTTGTTTGCACATTGACGGTACCCATATCAATTTTGACATTGATAAAGTTTGGATGTGACGAATTACGATCCGCTCGATCTCAAAGGTCAGGAACGCGAGAAGGCTGACAAAGACCTTCGCGCCAAACTGACCAAAGAGAACGAGGAAACGGATTTGAAGTGGATGATGGGAAACAAGCGCGGTCGCAGAATTCTGTGGCGGCTCTTGGATCAGGCTGGCGTGTTTCGTTTGTCGTTCGACCACAACACCATGCAAATGGCGTTCAACGAAGGCACTCGAAACAGTGGATTGAGAATGTTGAACATGATTCACGCGGTAGCACCAGAACTCTACCCAGTGATGTTAAAGGAACAGAATGACGCAAGAATCAATGATGACGGACGCAACGACAACAACTAACGAAGCGGCTGTCATCACCCAAGAATCTGCGAAAGCAGATGTCACTACTACGGAGACTGGTAAGACCCAGCAAGTCGCGGATGCGACCACTACTGGCAATGCCGATGGAGACAGTAAGGAAGCCACCAAGACTGAAGAGGTCAAGACTGGCGCTCCTGAAAAGTACGAATTTAAGGCGCCTGAAGGCCGTAACTTCGACAACGAGGTGATCAACACATTCTCGGAAGTTGCCAAGGAATTGAATCTGACCCAGGAGTCCGCTCAGAAGGTATTGGATCGAGTCGGGCCAAAGATGGTTGAACGACAAATGGCTGAACTTGAAGCGATCCGCAAAGGCTGGATTGACTCCTCCAAAGTTGACAAGGAATTTGGTGGCGATGCCATCGATGTGAACATGTCAACCGCAAAGAAGGCACTCGACGCATTTGGTACACCTGAACTGAAAACGCTACTAAACCAGTCTGGTCTAGGGAATCATCCTGAAGTAATCAGGTTCTTCTTTAGAGCAGGTAAATCTATCAGCGAAGATACTTTTGTAGGCGCAACGAACGGCGCTGGCTCTGCAAAGGGTCAGCCACGCGACTTCGCTTCGCAAGCATCGATGTTGTACTCCAAACAGTAACTCTAACAAAAGGACACTAAATCATGGCTACTCTCGCAACTACAAATCTCACTTTGGCTGATTGGGCGAAACGAACAGACCCAGATGGTCGCGTTCCTGTTGTCGCAGAACTTCTGTCGCAAACCAACGAAATTCTTGATGACGCTGTCTTCAAGGAAGGCAACTTGCCAACTGGTGATCGCGTTGTAATCCGAACAGGATTGCCAACCGTTTACTGGCGCGCACTTAACCAAGGTATTCCAAGCACCAAGTCAACGACTGCACAGGTTGATGAGGCGTGTGGAATGCTAGAAGCGCGTTCAGAAGTTGACAAGGATCTTGCAATGTTGAATGGCAACACGGCTCAGTTCCGTTTGTCAGAAGACACTGCGTTCTTGGAAGCAATGAACCAAACCCAAGCAACCACGATGTTCTATGGCAACCCACAATATGATCCAAAGCAATACTTAGGTCTTGCTTCGCGTTATTCCACCTTGTCTGGTGGAAATGCAGTAAATGTTATTACTGCTGGTGGTGCAGATGCCGCAGTAAACACAAGCGTTTACTTGGTTTGCTGGGGTGACAATACCGTGTATTGCCCATTCCCTAAGGGTTCCAAGGCTGGTCTGATCCATGAGGATCTTGGCGAGCAAACTGTGTTCAACACTGACGGCCGTATGCAAGCGTATGCGACTCGTTACCAATGGAAGAACGGTCTTGTTGTGAAAGACTGGCGTTATGTTGTTCGTATTTGCAATATCAACACAACCCATCTTCTTGCTGGTACTTCAACTCAAACAACAGCAGTAGGAACAAACATTGTGAAGTTGATGGCTCGCGCTTTGTATCGCATTCCAAACATGGCAATGGGTCGCTGTGCGTTCTACATGAACCGAACAGTTCATTCTGGTCTTTCTATCCAAGCATTGGATCGAACCCAGTATGTTCTCAAGGTTAATGAAGGTCTGTCACAATTTGGTCAACCACATAGTTGGCTGAGTTTCCTTGGAGTTCCACTTCGCAAGGTTGACGCCTTGCTCAACACAGAAGCCGTTGTTGCCTAATTCAAGTCTCTAAGAAAGGACAAACAAAATGATTACTGATTCTTATCTTCGTCTCTCTGATGCTCAGGGAGCAATTACTGCTGATGTTGTTTCCACCAACACTATTGATCTTTCAGTCGCTCGCGAAATCGGCGAAGGTGAAGACATTTTTATGGTGTTCACCGTTACGACCACTGGTACTGGTGCAGGAACCGTTGTTTTCTCAGCAATTGTTGACACAGATGCAGCCTTGGCTACATCTGTAACGACACTTGTATCAAGTGGCGCGTATGTTGGAACAGCATTGACTGCTGCTACTTCAACGAATGGTTTGGGAACACAGATCATTCTGCGTCTCCCACCAGTCATTGCATCACTTGGCAAGCGTTATCTTGGCGCCAATTACGATGTGACTGGTACTGTCGGCGCTCTTAAAGTTACTTGCGATATCGTTACCGATATATCAGACGGTAAGAAGTTCTATACTTCTGGTTTCTCAATCACTTAATTTAAGGAGTCATTTATGGCACAAGTTAAAGCAAAGACTGTATGTTTCATCGATAATGCTCTTCGTCAAGAAGGCGATGTCTTTGAATACAACGGAGTTCCAAATTCAAATGTTGTTCTTGTCGGAGCGGCTGATGATGGAATGGCGGATGAACCAAAGGTGAAACAAAAATCACCGAAGGCGAAACGCGATGCTGAAGACTTGGGTTGAAATGACTCGCTAGTTACAAAGTTGCCCCAAAAGCGAGGGGAGCAGTTGACCCCTGCTCTCCTCGTTTCTTATCAGGAGATCTCGCATGGCCT